TAAATGCCAGTACAATGTTGAAAGTTCTTAACGCAGGGGACTATGATGGAGTGCCTGAACAAATCAAAAGATGGAATAAGGCAGGAGGCAAAGTTCTCACAGGATTAGTACGAAGAAGAGAGGCAGAAGCCTTGTTATTTGAAGGAAAAGACTGGTCAGATGTATGAAAAGATAAAGAAGATTCCTCAATACTTAAAAGACTTTTGGTATTGGTTCAAAGGTTTATTCATTACTTATTACGAACTAAAAGTAAGTTATAATTCTACTTGGGGTGACGCAGATGACCAAACATTTGTAGTTAGTAAATTTTTTAAAAAACAAGAAAAGTATATAAAGTTCAAAACCCAAGAAGGAGAAATAGTAGAAGTAAGGGGAGCAGAGGGACTTAATTATAGGATTAAACAATTATGAATCAATTTTTAATAGGAATAATCATAGTGCTAGGACTAGGTGGATATTGGCTATACAATGAGAATGTTACACTAAAAGCAAACAATCTAGCACTAGAGGGAGCGGTAGCTACCCAGCAAGAAGCATTAGACACAATGGCTAATGATTTTGCTTTACAAACAACACAACTGAACGAAATGACAAAGAAAAGTCAAGCCGCTCAAAGAGAACTGAATAGATATTCAGAATTTATAAGAAACTACGAACTGAGTGCCAAAATCATGGAAGACATTGAAGGTCTCAGCGTCATTGTTGATGACCTTGATGATGGTCTCCAACTGCAGCCTACTCCCAACGAGGACATTAGAGGTTAGTGCAAAGCCGATAGAGAGAACAATAGTTCAACCTATCATGCCTCGTGAGATAGATTTAAGAGAAGTTAGGTGGCTTACAATTACACCTGAAAACTTTGAAGAACAATTTGCTTTAATTGAAGAACAAGAAGGAGAGCTAGTCTTTTTGGCTATGACTATTCCTGATTATGAAACAATGGCATACAATATGCAAGAACTTAAGAGATATATTACTGAACTAAAAGATGTCGTAGTGTATTATCGAAAGGTCACCACAGAAGATATTAGTGCTAAAAAGACTGATTGATTGGTGGCAATTTTACAGGGAGTATAGAGCCATGATGAAGGCTTCTAAATTCTTTGATAAAAATCCCTCAGTCCAAGGAAGATTTGAAGAACTCGAGGACTGGTGTGAGGAACTGGAAAATAAAATATACAAACTAAATAAACGCTTAAAGCGTCAAGCTCGAAAGAGTGAGAAGTAATATGTTAGACTTTTTACAGGGAATAGTATTAATAATAAAAATAGTGCCGTGGTTAGTCATGGGCGCTTCTGTGGTAGCGGCAGCAACGCCAACACCCAAAGATGATATGTGGGTAGCAAAGTATTATAAGTTAGTAGACTTATTAGCTATCAACATAGGAAAAGCTAAGGATAAATAATGGTAGATGAAAGATTTAGCGGCGATATGTCGAGAAATGAAGTTGAAATAGACCTAAGTAAGTTTATGGAACTTGTAACAGAGAATAGTAACTTGAAAGCTGAAATATTAAAGTTGGAAAGTGAAAAAGAACCTGAAAATCCATATCAAAAATGGATATGGTTATCAAATATGATAGACGCTTGGAGAATATTTCCAAGAGCATTTCTATCAGTCTATATATTTTTATTGTACTATGCGACAATGTGGTTTATGGAATTACCTGAGCCGTCGCTTGAACAGTCTGGATTGATTTCAGTTATAGTTGGAGCAGGCGCCGCCTGGTTTGGATTATATGCTGGGACAGCAAAAGATAAGATAAATAGTAAGTAATAAAAAATAGTTCTTGACACTTGGTTTTAAATTTAGTATAATATAAATTATGAAAAAATCAAAAGTAAGAAAAACAACACCAAAACATGGAGCAACCTCGTTCCATAAACTAAAGACAGCTTACGACAGGCGTAAGAAAGTCTGCACTTACTGTGGAACAACAGAAAATGCAGACGGTCTTTGTGGTGTTTACAAGTGTTGGATATAAGTTATGAATCTATTTTATTTAGACGAAGACTTAGATAAAGCAGCACAGTACCATGTAGACAAACATATCGTAAAAATGCCACTCGAGGCAGCGCAAATTCTTTGCACAACTATCTATATCGATAGATATTTAGGGTATGTTCCTCGTGCTCTCAACGCAGAAGAGAGAGAAGTACTAAATAAAGTAAAAGCTGAAATCAAGCATTTACCTTTAGAGGAACGACCCTACCCCTACTTACCAATGATGTACAACCACCCATGCACTATCTGGGCGAGAGAATCCCTAGAGAACCATGAGTGGGTTCATTGTTATGCAAATGCGTTAAATGACGAGTATCATTACAGATATGGTAAACTACATAAATCGGTAATGGAAGTAGTAAATAAACTACCTGAGCCGATAAATTTACCAAAGAAAGGGTTTACAACATTTGGACTAGCTATGCCAGATGAGTTGAAAGACTATGATAATCCAATACAATCGTATAGAGATTATTACCATCTTGACAAAGCTACATTTGCTAGTTGGTCTTATAGAGATAAACCACACTGGTGGAATGAAGATTTCGCCGACTACGAACAAAGGATAACAGCAAAATGAATCAAGTAATAATTTATAGTACACCTAGTTGTACCTATTGCACTATGGCTAAAAACCTAGCTACAAGTAAAAATTGCGAAGTAGAATATAAAGTTTTTGGAGAAGATTTTGGTAGAGAGGAAATGATGAAAGAGTTTCCTAGTGCTAGAACTTTTCCACAAATAATATTTAATGGAGAAAAAATCGGAGGATACTCCTCTTTAGTTGAGATATTGACTGATGAGGAATAATTTTAACGAAGAAGAAGTATTAAACTGGATTGACAATTACATAAGGTCAACTTATGATTCTCACTACTCACAAGATAAAATACAGACTACTGAGTTTATATTTGACTCGGGTCATGGTATAGGTTTTTGTATTGGCAATATAATTAAATATGCACAACGATATGGTAAGAAGAAAGGTTATAACCAAGACGACTTACTAAAAGTAGTTCATTATGCAATTATATTATTAGGAGCAGAACACTATGATAAAGACTAAGAAACATGAAAAATTAACAGAAAGTAATATTTCTCATGTAATAGAATTATTAAGAAGTGAGAAACCTATAACAAAGAAAGAAGCCTGTAGCATACTTAATATAAGTTATAATACTACTCGACTTGCTAATATAATACAAGAGCATGAAGAAACCATGCGATACAGAGAGTTAAGAAAAAACCAAAACAAAGGTAAAGGATTAACAGAAAGTGAGAAGAAACAAATTATAGAGTATTATCTTGAAGGAGATAATATTATGAACATAGCAAAACAAATTTATCGTTCTCCTGCATTTGTAAAAGCAGTAATAGAACGACTAGGTATTCCACAAAAACTAGCAGAATCTGATTATAAAGGCAGACGAAATGCTATACTTCCTGAACAATGTGTAAAAGAAATATTCGAGGTAGGAGAAAAAGTGTGGAGTCCTAGAGATAATAAATTTGCAGAAATTGTAGAAGATTATGGTATGTCTGAGAAGTATGAATCTCATTCTTACAGATTATGGGTATTAGAACCATGCGATACTTCTAAAACATATTTTCCTCATCTTGACGGAACAAGAACAGGATATACTAGCTTTGCTTTAGCTTATGAGCTAGGTAGTCTAGAACACATAAAGGAGTATTTATGATAGATGTAATTACATTTTTTAGTTTATATTTCTTTGCGTGGATAGGATTACCCATGTTATTTATATGGATTCAAGACACATGGAATATATTTTAGCATATTGGTTATCAGCATGGATATTATCTATAATTAGACTGATGATACCAGCATTGAAACTTATAAGGATATTAGACAAAAATAATATAGTAGTAAGAAGAAAAGTAACAGGATTTATTTCCTCTTTAATAATTTTTCTTATTGCTTCACCTTTTTTAGTCTATCCCTTACTTTCAGAGGAAGCAAGAGAAAACTTTTTAGTTGACTTTTGCGACGCAATACTGAGGAGAGGTAGTGGCATATAGTAAAGAAGTAGTAGAAAGATTTGAAGGAGTTTTAAATAATCCAAAAGAGTTTTCTGTTGGAAGATTTAATCCCAAAGACCCTGATGTAGCAACAGGAATGATTGGTGCACCAGCTTGTGGAGATGTTATGAAACTTCAGTTAAAACTTGATGATAATGATAGAATCATTGATGTTAAGTTTAAAACCTATGGTTGCGGAAGTGCCATAGCAAGTTCCACAATGTTTGTAGAAATGTTAAAGGGTAAAACAATAGAAGAAGCTAAACTAATTAAAGATAAACAGATAGCTGCTGCTCTTGATTTACCTCCAATTAAATTACACTGCTCAGTTTTAGCAGAAGGTAGTATAAAAGCTGCCATTGAAGACTGGGAAAATAAAGTAGCACACAGGAAACATAACCAATGAATTATTTATTAGAAGCATTATGTAAAAAATTAGAAGGCGATATAGCCGTAGCTTGGGCAAATGTAAAAGCATATGAAAGAAATGTAGTGGGTATCGGAGAACACCCTGAAATTGTACAAGCGATTGAAACTGAGGTCGAAAAAATAGCACACGCAGAAGATAAGCTTGAAGCTATTCGTAAGCATTTTAGTTAATGGAAACGAAAAATATTTCTTGACAAATGGTTTCAATTTTTATATAATATATTTATATTTAAAAAGAAGTCAAATTATGAGTGATAGATATTACCAACAAATGCTAGATACCACAGGTTGGTGTCCAGGTTTTCGTAATACTACCTCGATTGACGAATACGAACAAAAATTTTCCAAAATTAGGAGGAAAAGAAAAATGCCTTGGACAGATGAAATGAAATCACAAGCAGTCGAGATGTATCAGGATAGTGAACCTACTCCTGAAACATCAATGGAGATTGTAAAAGAAGTTGCCGAAGAACTCGGTGAATCCCCAAATGGTGTTAGAATGATTTTAACAAAGGCAGGTGTTTATGTAAGAAAAACTCCAGCAGCTAGAACTTCAACAGGTTCTACTGGTGGTGGCAGAGTGAGTGTAGCAGATGCTCAGGACAAGCTAACTTCAACAATAAGTGATGCAGGTCAAGAAGTTGATGCACAAATTATCTCTAAACTTACAGGTAAAGCAGCTGTTTACTTTGCTGGAATCATCGAAACCCTAAATAAGTAGTGTATGATAGTTAAGCAAGACAGACCTTTCTGTCTTGCTTTCCTTTATTCGTAAAAACAACCTCAAAACTTAACAATCCAAAAAATTTTTTGTTAGATTAAGTAGGAGGTATAATGAAAAAGGAAGAGTTCGAAAGAAGACTCGACGACGCAGGCGATGCAATAATAACCTATCGTAGTCAAAACTCAAGAAAGCTAAAGTACAATGTTTGCACTAGAGACTTTTCAACAGAATATATTCGTAAGAAAAGAAATAGAGCAAAAGAAGGACAACACACATCTTTGTTATTTTGCTGGGACACAGACTCTTACAGGATACTTGTCCCTGCAAATGTTACGAGTATTGTACCCCTCAACCGAGTGATTAAGAATGATTGACTTAAACGCTCCCTCAATCTACGAAAAAATAATTCAAGATACAGGTCATGAGCAAGTCAGACTTGTCATAAATACTTTTAGAGATGTTGAATATATATCTCTACGAAAGTACTACTTAGATTTTAATGAAGAGTGGAAACCAAGTAAAGATGGTATAACCATGCCCCTTGATTTTGAAAATAGTAGAAAACTTTTTGAAGGATTAGTAGAAATCCTTTCCCTCGCAGAAAGTAAGTCCATTTTAGAAGATGAGTTCAAAGACTTACTAGATTCAATATACCTACCATAAAATATTTCTTGACTTATCCTTAAATTTTTTGTATAATATATTTATGGAAAAATTAGAAGGACTAATAAAGCAAGCAAGAATCGCCTACTATAACGGTCAACCCTTCATGTCTGATGAAGTATATGACCGACTAGAAAGTCAACTAGACTCTCTAGAGGTAGGACATGAAGTTACAGGCGAGCGCAAAGCTCATGCCTATCCAATGTATTCCCTACAAAAAGTATATGAAATAGAAGATAAACCTGACTATGGTACAGAACCAGTAATAGTTACACCAAAGTTAGACGGTTCAGCCGTGTCTTTACAATATATTAGAGGACATCTACATCTAGCACTTACTAGAGGAGATGGCAAAGAAGGATTGGATATCACAGAAAAAATGATGTTATTAGTTCCTCCACAGATAGATACAGATGAAAAATTTTATCAAATTACAGGAGAAGTAGTAGCTCTAGCAGAAATACCAAATGCAAGAAACTATGCAGCTGGTGCATTGAATTTAAAAGATATAACAGAATT